ATCCAGCAGCCCGCAACGGTGCACCGAAAGCCACGAGAGTTCCAGCGAGCTTGTCAAAGCCCACACCAGACACTTGCGTCGCCCGAAACAGCATGTCCATCGTTTTCTTGGACTTACCAGCCCCGATGCCCCAGTCTCCGAATACACGTGTGGCTGACTTGACCGCTGTGGTGGCATCTACGCCCGAGACTCGTGCCAGGTTTAGAACCTGTTTTGACATCTCCTGGAGTGGCTTCCCAGTCAGGCCCATACGGGTGTTCAGCTCGGCCATCGCCTCGGATGCAGTGGCAAAATCAGCCGGTACGCCCTTAAGAATTTCCTTGAAGTCGCCCTTTAGCCCTTCAAGATCCTTACCAGTCGCCCCCGTATTAGCTCGTATAGTGTTGTAGGCAGACTGAAGCTCGTCACCCATCTTGAGAGCAGCAATCCCAATTACACCAATTCCAGCACCTACGCCAAGCGCCGCTATCTTGAGATTCCCGATACCCTTCGAGGCCTTAGTAGTATCAGCATCAACGGAAATCTTGATTTCGTTCGCTTGAGCCATCGAGCTACTCTTTGTCCTCGGTGTCTTTGTCCTCGGTGACTTCCATCTCATTGGCGATGGATATGTAACTCAAGACACGTGAATCTTCCTGCAACACTACTGAGGGCAGTACGCTATAACGACGAGCAATCCCGTCAATGAGCATCGCGTGATATGCAGCAGTCGGCATCGTTACCTTTCTGCCCTTGCTATCCACCCCACCTCCAACGTGCTTCGCACGTCGGATGTCCTCCATCAGACTAAAGGGGCATTATTCACCGCGTTCACCCATGCTGTTATAGTCTCGACCGCTACCCTAAATGGCAACGAGCATATCCCTTCATAGTTCACTGGAATTTGACTTCCATCTTCATCAATAAAGCCCCAGCTCTCTACAATTTCCTCAACAAACCGTCTGAAAGCTTCATCGATTTGCTCACTCACGAGTGCCTCTTGGATACCCAAGAACACCCCCAGCGGAACATCCAGCCGACACCGAATTTCGGCACCAGCCAGCACTTCCTCTTCAAACTCGATCACCGCCGTTCGGCGCGTTATCTGATAGGCCACTGAGTCCTCCGATCAGCCCATATGGATATGTTTATTCAGCTCGCTATACGGTCGACCACGCTGGGACAGTACCGCTCTGGAGCGACAGGTTGGCAGTCCAACCCATAGAGCCATCCGTACCCCGGCTCAGGTCATACGCACTTATAAGCATCTCCATTGCCATCACCGGTTTTCCCGAGGTGTTACCCCCCAGAGCGTAGGTAACGGTGCGCGTTCCACTCAACGTTGAGAACACCGTATCCGCGCCTGTCTGATTGAATACGCCCGTGAGAGATATGGTGCCATCACCGAGTGATATCAGGCGCTCCCTGGCGCTCTTATCTACACCCGTTATGTCGATTAGGTCTTGCCCTATATTTAGCGTGATACTCGTAACATCGTTACTGATATCGACAACGCTCCCGCCCGAATTATCGACGGCGAGGTAATCGCCTAATCCTGAAACCTTTGCCATAGCCTCTGTCCTTTCTGATCCCTACTTTTGACTAACCGGCTATATGCCGGATCACCCTCTACTAAAACCGACAACGAACACCAGATTCGAGAACGTACCCGAGGTCACGACCCTCAAGTAACGCCCCGACGAGCCTGCTGCCGTTACGCGCTCAGATGTGCGCCCTGTGACAGAGGTGAATACGGCCTTCGTTGAAAAGCTGACATTATTTCCAGAATCTTCGACCGTCACGGTAGCCTCGCCCGAGGCTAATGAGATTACCTCAAGGTAGGCAGCGGGAGCCGTACCGCTAGCTGCTGCTCCCTCATCTACTGAGGCTGAGGTAGTCGCGGACGAGTCCGTCTGTGTGCTGCCAGTGGTCAACAGCACTCCGTTCTCCACACCAGCGCCAGCCGTACCTTCATAGCTGGCTGTAGTTGCAACAGCGGAGCCGGGTGAGCGCGTGACGTTGTAGTCCGCCTGCTTACAGTCGAGGCCACTGAAGGCGTCGCCCCGGCTCGTGCCATAGGTCACGAGTACAATCTGATCAGCCGTTGGCAGTTTGCCCGAGTTCGATGTCCACGCGGCGTGAGATCGTCCCGAGGCGGCATCGAACCAGCCATTCACAGCCATCTGTGCAGTATTGAGGCCGATTATTCTCTGGCGGGCCGAGGTATCCAGAGCGGTCGTATCCAGAAGCTCTTGCTGTGCCGATATTCTTGAGATGGCAGAGATATCCGTGCTCAGGTCGAATCCAGCCGCGTACAATCTGACTCCGAGACCGTTTACCTTCATACGTCATTTGCCTCCTTCACGCGCCCATTCTTCAGTAACCACTCAACGTCTAAGTCACTGGGAGCGCCTGAGAGGCTGTCTCCTGCCTCACAGCTCCATTCTTCATGTGATAGGCCCGTCACTGCCACTAAGCCCTTCAGCGGCGGCGTAGCGGCCTTCTTGCGTGCCATGTTCAGCTCCTCACTTACGGTGCGATCGGGTATTCCCCATAGATGTCAACAGCGAACGGGATGGTTACCTGTCGAAACGCGACCCCGCTCAACTCGATATACCCCGTAGCAGCGTCACCTGGTCGGCTGTCTGTTGCGTTACCACCCAGCGCACTGTCGGCGCGGAGGGCTGTCTTGATACCAACAATCGCATCCCACATCTCGTCCTCGATGGTCTCACGTACGTCCTGGCTCGTCTGCATACGCCAGAAGCATCGGATGGTGAAGAGCGCGATGGTGCTGACGTCCCCCAGCGTCTCGAAGTCGTCCGTGTGCGACGTGAGCCAGAAGGCAGCGGTCGGAGTGCCGGCGATCGCCAATGGCTCACCCACGTAGACCGCAGTGAACGTGGGCGATGATACGGACGAGAGCGCCGTATCGATGGCTGTAATGACGCCGGCGCGGCTCATCTAAAACTTGCCCCCACCACCGAGTTTTTTCGCAACAGCCTTGCCGCACAGCTTATTAAGCTGGCGCATATTCTTGTTGAGTTTGGTGCGTGCATCCTTGAACATCCCATAACCAGACCACAATTGCCGCCCGCCTCGTTTCCCCGTCTCAATCCAGTACGCGTATGGCAATGGCGCGCCACTTGTGGCACCGCTCTCGACTATGAATCCAGGACCATCCAGCATCCTGAACCCAATCGAGCCTCGTAGACGACCTGTTACCCATCCATGGCCTGGCTTAAGCGGGTGCTGAACGTCAGCTACAACTTCGGTGGCCAGCTCCTTCAGACAATCCATAATCGCTGCATCTATCTTATCGCCAGCATCGCGGGCGAAGATTGGACCCTTCAGCTCAACCCTTGATTCCTTGGGCATCAGAATATGACGCCCGCAGCATTTTGGGAGACTCTGTAATGGTCTAATGAGCGGATCGCGTCCATGATCTCGACGCGGGACCGCACCCTGATGCCTGCTTCACCGCTGCCAAGAGTCTCGGTAATGCCTAAATCACGGTCACGGTAGAGCACTCGAGCCACGTCCGAGCACACTGATACGACATCGCTCGGATACTCGTATCGCTCGACTGTAGAAGCGTCCGAATGCGTGGCTGCTGTGGTCCCGTTCACGCCCCGGATCACGGTCAGATCATTGGTGGAGATTGAGCGGACGTACATCTGCTCGCTGTCCACGATCAACGTGTTGCCAGGACTAAACACAGCGGCACTCGTCACCGCAACGGTCGTCGCTGTCGTTGACGTAATTGCTGCGCTTAAGGTCGTGGTATCTGGTGCGGTGTCCTGGGTCCAGCCCCACACACCCGCAATCGTGAGGGTCTGTTGCCCCGCGTTGAATGCTTTCGTCGTTTCAGTCGTGAGCTTGAGACGCCAATAGCGTGATCCGAGGTCGTTTTGAGTCCCTTGATACGGATCGAGTAGGTAATCGTTTGATAGCCCCTCTGTGAGCGTCTCAGAGGTCGTACGGTCTGTGCCGCTGTATGAGGTGACGGTCGTGGCTGAGAGCAGCCAGCGGTCAAGCGGTAGCACAGCATGGCGCGATCGTGTGGTCTCGATGCCACCGTTGGCGGAGACATTAGGGAAGAATGGACGGTCGTCAAACACCAGCGGACCCGTACCGACGTCATAGCTCCGCGTTTGCGTAGTAGGTCCGAACGACTGATTACCCACGAACGTATTCACCATTTGGCTGGCACGCTCGAGGAGCACTAGCAATTGAGCCGCGTCGGACGTCCAGCCGCTCGCGTACGCAGTCCCAGCGAGCGATTCTCTAAAATAATCCGCGTCACTATACGTGTGATAGACGGTCATGCTGCGCCCTTCGAGATAGCGTGGTGGTGCCCCCCTCGCCGCACGTCGGAGGGCGTACAACGAGGAGAGCACGCGCAGATAGGCGAGTCACAACGGGAGAACCCCATTGAAACTCTGGCTGTGAACACTCTATTTGTCCTCGTCCACCTTCGAGGCGTTCTTGTTCGAGCTCGCCTTGGCAACCTTCGAGAAGCACTCACCGTGCTCTTTCAGGATCGCGGCTGGCACCTCATAGATCTCGCCTCGGTTGTAGATGACGTCTGAGCCAGCGATGGCCAGCATCTCGATGCATACAGCCTTCGGCATTCATACCTCCTGTCATGTGTTGACTGCCGCCCGCCTGGGTTGACCCCTTGTAGGCGGACGGCAGTCTCTTGCTTGCGCGCTTTTAGCGCGTTACTCCTTTATCTACTAAGCAGCTCGCAGGATTCTGAACGCATCGGCAACTGCCATTCGTCCATCCCCGCGTGCCGTAGCGAAGAAGCCCACCTGACCATTCCCCATATAGAGGGAGTCGTTTCTACGGACACTTATACCGGCCCTTTCGAAGATCATGAAGCTCTTGAAATCACCCGCCACACCCACCTTCTCGGTGGAGGTGATGCTGGTGCCGAGGCCGGATCCAGTGACGTCGCTATACACGACGGGACGTCCCATAAGGAAGGCGTCCGGTGCGTTGGTGAGATCGCTGATGGCGTGCACGCCAGCGGCAGTAGTGCCGATCCCGTTGATTAGACCGCCCAGCTCGCTGGTGAACACCCAGGCGAAGCCTTCTGATCCCCTGTGTTGGGCTGGCACATCGAAATAAGCGGATACGACGTCCGCAGCCACAATCGAAGTTGCGTTGGCGAGCGTGAAGTACGTCGTAGACGCACCAGCGCCGTCCGTGCCGTTGACGATGCCCTGGTACGTTGGTCCCGAGCCGTTCCCGCCCGTGATCATGGCCTGAGACTTGCGACCCCACGCGGTGCCGAAGATCCCACTGAGCAGGTTCGGCAGATTCGGAATTGAGTCTGCCAATAATTCATCGCTCACGCGAATGAGGCTTCCGTACTTGCCAGTGGTGAATGCCACCTGCCCCACAACGGGAGTGCTCTCCACGCCAGTGAAAGCGGCTTCCTCGGCGATCCCGGTGAAAGTGGTTCCCGCAAGAGTGGGTAGATACCCGTCCTTACCCGTCACCCTCACGACCGTGCACTTGTCACGGAGCTGTCCACCAGGTGCATCCGGGATGGAAAAATTCTGATTCAGAAATTCTTCTGGAACAAAATATCCGCCCTCGTTGTCGGTTCCCTCTTGCATGGCTTTGGTCTCATCTGGCGATGCAGTGCGGAAGAACGAGTCTTCTGATTTGGCAGAGAACCACCGGAGCCATACGTCAGATTGGTACTGTGCCTCAGCCTTCACGTTGTCGCCTGCCTTGGCGAGAATCCATGACGGCTGTGCCATAGCTGGCAAGTCCCGACCGAGGTCAGACTTCACCCAGCCAGCCGGGCGGTAGTTCGCATCCACGTGACTGAGATACGTGCCATCGGCGCGCTTGATGTTCTTGCTGTCCTCAGCAATGTCGCCAGCCGCCACGGGCACCGTGTTCAACGGCTGCATGTCGCTCTTCATCGCTGCCTCTAGGCGGCGAGTCAGGTCGCTCTCGGTCTCAGCCTCGGTCTGTACTGCTTCCATCTCTTCGGTCAGCGTTCGAGCGCGATCAAGATCGCCCGTCTCGAGTGCCTTCTCAGCCATCAGGCGGAGACTCTCCGCGTGGCTGAACTTGTTGATTTCCTCACTCACTATCAGTTGTCCAATCTTTCTTTGAATACGTTTTTCGCCCGTCGCAGTCGAGCGGTCAGCAGTCTGGCCACCAATCCCTCGCTCGCGTCGGTTTCGGCAGGCACGCGATCAGCCCGGACTTCGGCGGCAATGTCGGCGGCAGTAGCGTCCGGCAATGCGTCCTTGAGCTCAGGCGGCTCGAGGCCTCCATCTTTTAAGTGTTTGGCAAGGTGCTTCCACACCCCTTGCTTATCCGATTCGGGGATAGTGGTGCCCCCGCGAGCACCATTAAGAACCCCGATTCCTGTCTGGCAGGCGACCACATTGGCGTCGCCAACGTTTCCGCCGCCGCTGACTTCATGATGAATAAATCTGTAAGAGCTTTTGGCGTCCGGGTTGGAGCCATAATTTAGGTACGCAAACGCCTCTTCATACGCAGCCTTATCATCCCTATTTAACCGACGCGTATTATCTGCACCGCTCCACGGCTCCTGAATAACCCCTGTGTCGTGCGGTGGGATGACTATCTTCAGCTCATCAGTATCCTCGGCTACTTCGCTCTTCGCGCTAATCGTGGCGGTGTCGGGGCTTGCGCCTCGAAGCACTGATGACACCTCTACCCAATCGAGATCCTTGATACGGCGAACCGCTGTTCCGTCCTGCCTGTCCATCTCGACAGCGCCGTCCGGGATGTTGAACCCCACGGACCACGACCTCACGAATCCACCCGAGACGTTACTAAACGCTTCACGTCCCATCTGTGTGTCCAAATTGAACTGGATACGGTTATAAAGTCTCGCCGTACCGTCCTCAGACTCTACGGATAAAGCAGATATGACCTTGCCTACAACGGCGCTCGGGTCGTGAGCAACCAGTGCAGGGATTGGGAGATTGTTCTTGATGGAGTTGTCGAACGCACTGATCTCGATAATGTCGAGGTCTGAGTCCACAATTCCCATTGAATTAGTGAACGCCTCGACGATCCCAGCCGCCTCGTCTATGACCTTTATGTCGCTAAGGTCTGCGATCTTATGTTCCATCAGTAGCTCTCCCCTTCACTAATGACGCTCGCCTGGCGCATTGCCCAGTCGAGGCTCTGCCCCGGATTCAACGGATTCCCGCCCCACAGCAGCCAGCTCACAGCACCTGGACCAGGCCAATCACTCGACTCTGGTTTGCTGTTCGCCGCTGCCTCGAGATCGCTCATATGTCGCTCGAACCACGGCCCCATGCGGAGCACCTTCGCATCAGTGACAATTCCCTTGGCGAGTCCCTGCGCCTCTTCGAGTACCATAGCTGTCGTCCCCTGACTGGCAGCTCGCCCCTCTTCGATATACTGCAACCCCCTGGTCGCGTTGGCCTTCATGTAGTCAGGTACAGGCACCTTGAACTCAGTGACGGTCATAGTGGCGGTAGCAATTTCTAGCTCTTTATCAGTGCCAGTGCTCAACCCCAAGGCGACAGCCGAAATAGCTGCGCGATCTTCGATGTATGCCGTGTCTGTCATCGGTGTCCAGGTCAGGCGGCAGTTAGGGTGCGAGCCGATCACGTCTGCCGCATCTGCGACGGTGTAAATCTCACCGTTACGCTGGGAGCATGTACGCCCATCAGCAGGATCTTCCAGCGTGTCACTGGATTCACCATCCGGGTCGAACGCCCTCACGAAACCGATGTCCTGGCTGGCGTAGTAGCCGATGGTGGTCGCGTTCTGTGCCCTCATGACCTCAGTGCGAGCGATGGTACGGGCGCGGTTCTTGTATGTTTCCTGGACGATAGAATTGATCCCTGGGAACTTGTCCTTCGGCGCTCCCCGCGCTAATTGCGAGATTGAGTAGCCACGCTCTACAGCCAGATCAACCGAACGAGCTACAGCCTGCTCGGTGCTGGTCCACATGGCCGTCGCAGCCATCTCGGCAGGGCCGATCAGCTGGCGGATGATTGGTAGCTTGTCGTCGAATGGCACCGCGCCAGCCACACCAGAGGCCGCTACCGTCTGCCAGGTGGCTTTGACTACCTCGTGATAGCCTCTACGAACCACGTCCTTCAGGCCCTCGCCACCGTCAGATGGCAGGATAGACCCCACTGGCGGCAGCGCTTTGACCTCAGAAACGTCGCCAGAGCGCTCCATCAGTCGGCCCATACGCCCGGCCACCGTGCTGCGTAGGCGCTTGAAGTACGCCTGCAACTTCTTCTCGAAGTCATCACTCAACTGCTCGCGCTCTTTCTCTAAGCGCGCAGAGAGCGCCCGCGAGCGAGGGAGTGCCGCAGGTGCCCGTAGCATGTAATCAGCCGCCGGTATGCCCGCCTGGAGACGCTTAGCGTCCGTTATACCGGCAGTCAGCTCGGCCACATCGACGCCTTCGACGCCAACTTCCATGATGTTCATCGGCACGAGCCTCGTGCCGCCACCCTCGAGCGCCGTGAATCCAAGCGCCGATCGGGCTTCGTTCAATGTGATAATGCCAGCCGCGTACTGCCCGACGACCCTTGTCGAGGCGACGGTGACGTCCTCAGTCCACGCCTTTACGCCAGTCGTGTTGCCTCGAACCACGGTTCCAGGCTCCAGCTCAAAGGCTCGCGTGAGGAACAAGGCCACCTTGGCCACGAGCGGGCTCACCGTTTCCGCGATAAAGCTCTCTCTGGCCTGCTCATAGTTGCTGTATGAACTGACCTCGAGCCCCGACTGTAGCCCGAGCAGGATGGGCGGCACGCCAAATACGGCACACACCCTGGTCTCAGTGGCTCGGCTCATGGC